TTAGTATTTATACCTATCCGTCATGTGCACCTGACAGCAGATATAGCAAAATAAAAAAGGCAGTAATCCCGTGCTTCTAACACGAAACTACTGCCTTGTAGTCACCTATAATAACGAGCGGCAGGGAGTAGGCTGCTCCTTTTCTTCTGGCCGGAATAGCCGCTCGGTTATTAACTTATCTTCGCCCTAACATCTGAAGGACTTGCGTGTATCGGTTCTGAGGAACCTGCCCACTCTGGATCAAGTGTTGAATGATCTGCTGCGGGTTATTCATGCCTTGCGGCACATTGAACCCTGCCTGCTGAAGGACACTCGAAGGGTTCTGCTTCAGTGCCTGCAATCTCTGCATAGGGTTCATCGGTTGCTGTGGCTGAGAATTGAGAGAATCAAACAGGCTCATTGGTTGCCTCCTTGGTTAAGCCAAGCTCCTTGAACATGGCCTTGAGCTGATCAATCGTCACATATTCAGGAGGTTTCGGAGCAGGCTGTTTGGCATAAACTTCAACGGAAGTGCCATTGGCTGTAGCAGACTTGATGTAGATTCTGCTGTCATCCTTTGAGATGAACATCTGGCTCTGGCCGTTAGCAATCTGATACTTCTCAACGTCGTCGACGTCGTTAACCTGGATAATACTGGTCTGGATAACAGGCATCATGTTCTGCTGTGGCTGCTGCTGCATAACCTGTGTCTGCGTCGGCTGATAGTACATATACGGATTCTGATAGGTTGCGGGATAATAGAACTGAGGGTTCTGCATCATTTGCTCCTTTCAAGTTGTTTGCTTTTGGTTCTTTCCTATGCTGACAAAAGAAAGAACATCCACAGCAAGGTAAATTGGTCACTCTACATAAACAGTCTTCAAACATTAGATTTTTCAAAATAATACAACGGTACTGTGTTGCCTGAGTCCCATGTGTCATACCAATCGCCATCAATGACAGCAACAGCATGCTCCATAGGGCCAAGGACGTATTTGCCTTTAGGATGGTCGTGCGCAAAGTCTGCGACAGTGTAGCAATCCGGGCATTGGTCTATGAGTCTCACTCTGTCATACCCGAACATGGTGAGTAACTTCCACCAGACACGATCTGAACTTGGCATATCGGACATCACGGATGACAACACACTTTGAGCGAGGTGAACCATACGCCAAGTCAGACCTGTCACAGCGCAGATTGCTCTTACTGTGCAATCGCCGACGAGAAACTTAGAGGGATTCGGATTATAGTAGTACCACATAATATGTCTTATCCATTTCTCGTCATAATACTATTCGTGCTAAAAGATTACTTTAAACCTCTAACGGTTTTACTTCTTGATACTCTTGTTCTTCCCAGATTTCCAATTCAATCATGTTGTCACAGTACCCGGTTATGTCAAATACTGTCTTGCCGAATGTCTCTTTAAATTTTTCAGCGTTTGTCATTTTTCGATTACTTTAAACCTCAATCGGTTGTTGCTTCATGATGGATAAACTCTTTATATCCTTCCACCACGTCAAGCTGTTCGTCTACAATTGCAACACTTGCAGAAATGACATCTTGTGCACTCCAAAGAGTCTGACATACTCCATGAAATGCCACCTTTGCGTTTGCGATTTCTGTAATTCCCTCCGCATGGATAAAATAAGTGCCATTAATAACTTTAATAATTGCGTATTTCATTTTGTATAACCTCCTATTTATAACGGGTAAACTACGTTAAAGTAAAGGTCTGTTTTAGCGGTTTTTTCCCAATCTATTAGTTGTATTGCACCAGATGTTGGGATGTTTATATATGCGTTCGGAATTCCTGCGCCATTTGTTGATTCTATGCTTGTAAACGCTCTTTCTGACGGTCTGCATCCTGTTGGTAGAGTTGCTTTTGTAACTAATTGTGTGCCATTACTTGACACATTTCCTGATACAAAAATTAAATTACCAATTCTGCGATATTTAATATATTCTGGTGAGTTATCATATAGCGTAATCCACCCAGAATCACGGTTTGCCGCATATAATTCAGTTGAAACTGTACAAGGCACAATGTTTGTTCCTACGGTGAAACTATTTCCGCTTGCTATGAGCGTGGCGACTCTATATAGACTTCCTTTCCATACAACATATCCGCCCTCGCCATACGCTCTGCTTGCTGTGTCGCCATTTTCTACATAAGCATTGATTTGGCCCTGTATGGAGTTTAAAGAACCCTGTAACGCTGAATCCGCATTTTGTCTTGCCGTGATTTCGGAGTCTAAAGCAGCATCAAAATCTGCATTAATCTGTCGCTGTGTCTTGTTTTGTGTTCTGTCTCTGATGCCTGAAGCTTCCCAATAATCTGATTCTAATTTTATATCAGCCATATTCCCTCCTTACGATGTTACGACCACATAGCGTAGTTTAGCGACATTACCATAATCTCCGATAGCATCAGAGACAAACTTTGTTGTCGCAATCTGGTCTGTTGCTGTTCCTTCTGCCGCTGTTGGTGCTTGCGGTTTCCCTGTAAACACAGGTGAGTCAAAGCTTTTATCTGTGTACTGTTTTGCAAGCATATAAGCTTCATCCGGTGTACGTAGCATGGCACACCTTCTTTAGCTTTCAACTTCGACAACGTTCAGTGTCGATATAGTTCCAAGTGCATCTGCTTTGTCTGCCAATAGCTTCAAGTCGTAATTCAGCTTGTTGTATGTAACAGCGCCATCGAGAAGCGACCATTCAGGATGCAGTTCCATCCATCGTGTGAGAAAATCCTGCACATCCTGCACGATGTAAGTGTCGATATAATCCAGAGCTTCTTTGATGCCGTCATACATCGTGGTAGTCCCATCAGAGAGAGCAACCGAAACTCTGCCTCTGTTCGTTCCTTGGCTTACGAAATTGAGAGATTCAATTCCGTTGCCTTTCAAATTGGCAAACGTAAAGGTTATCCTTCTGGTTTCGCCTGCTCCTGTATCTGTAAGCGTAACAGAAGCTACTCCGTACCTATCCGCATATGTTGAATCAAGAGCTACATCACGTATTGTATTCTCTGCAATGTCTTCGGAAATTGCTTCAACTTGCCCAGCATAACCAAGCATCTGATCTACGAGAGTAGGTGTCGCTGTGCCTGTTCCGGCACTCTCGTCAATGTCCACGCTGTCCATGATCGTTCCGCACGAACACCAGATAGTCGGGATAGTCTGCACTCCATTAGTACCGGAGACACCGACAATCAGATTGACACCGCTTTCCGCAAGGCATTCATGAGGCACAGTAAATTTATTGTCAACAACCAGTACAGACTTCTCAACCTCACCGGCTCTTACTACAACAGCTTTGCCGAAACCATCCCAATCATCTGAGAATGTCAGTACACATTCCGGATAGTTCGTCATCCCTGCGGTGAGGGTCTGTGTTTCTTTTAAGACAGCATCCGCTGCTTCGCAGTATATTCTAATCATTTACAGAATCCCCCTCGTATCGCCAGACTTGTTAATCGCTCTCTGGATAGCTCCGTAACCTCGGCCTCCGGTGACGTCCATCTTTGCGGCTCCCTGTGCTATCATAGGCCCTTCCGGTGCAGAAGCACCGCCAGAGGGCATAACAGACCCGGATTGAGCTTCAGGCATCGGCATGCCAACGCCCATTGCCATCTGCTGTTGCTGTGCCTGCAAGTTCTTGATCTCTGAGATAAGACCAATCCTATTAGGTATATAGTCATCAGGCAACCTCTCCAGAAATTGCACGATATTGATCTTGTCTTGCATCAGCAGGTTCTCCATAGTCTGGATGGATGCAATCTCGGAATAGTATGTCGAAGCACCGACATCTACACGAATCAGAACCGGATGCTGCTTCAGAATAGAGAAGTCGAATAAATCCGGTACTTCTTCCGGAATCTCCTGATCAGGATTCACCTGCTGTGCCATGACGGCAGCATCTCTTTCTCTCTGCTTGATAGGTCTGTCTACATACCGAGTGCCGTAATACTGCCCCATGAAGTCGAGGAACACTCTTGCAAGCTGATTGTCAATGCTTGAATAGATGTTCTGCTTTGTAAGCTCAGATGGTGTGGCAGCTGCTCTCTGAAGGGCAATGATTGCAGATGTATTATCCGGTCTGGTATCACCAAGGGCAACCGATGTTGCGCCAAGGCTCTGCTCTGTCTGTTCAATCAGACTCTGAATGTACTGGAATACCTGCGGTGAGATGTTCGCACCTTCGATGACCTTCATCGCATTATCAACAGCACCACTGACACCATATGCAGCACCGACCTGGTTCGTGATCTTCTTGATGCGAGTCTGGTCATACACCTTTGATGGGAATGCCATGTTCATCATGGAAACCTGCGTCAATGCGTGTGTCTTGTTGATAGCAATCTGGTTTGGAATCAGCCCAGTGATCATTGCCTGCCCATGATAACAGTCCTTGATATTGTCCCAGCACAGCCAGGAGATTGGATAATGGCTGATGCCAAGGCTCTTCGGTGCTTCGATCTCTGCGTTCTCGCAAGAGCAGTATGTCCAGATCTCATCCGTCTCGTCATCACGCCAGAACAGCTGAATCACAGTAACCAGATCATCGTTCCATTTCGCTTCATCTATAGCCTGAGACTCATCCGGTGTAGCAGAAATGCGTCTCCAACCGGCAGCGCCATTGTTTCTTGCCTGTAATCTCGCATTTCGCTCTGGAATACGTCTGGAAATAATAATCCAAGGCTGTTCTTCCACTCTCACATCCGAAGGATTGCCGAAGAACACTCTCGTGTTGTCCACGATCTCGCACTTGATCTGCCCTCTGGCAGCCTGCCCTGTCTCCGCATCAGCATCCCAGTACACATAGATGCAGCCATCACCATCTACAGCAGCATTTCTGGCATATTCTCTGATCAGCGCAGGCACTTTGTTTCGTTCAAAAATGGCTTCAAACTCATCATTAATGATCCGAGCCATGTCCTTGTAGGTAGAAGTTCCTACAGTGTTGGCAAGAGGCGATACTGAAACCTTGATGTTGTCAGAGACAATGGTCGCAATCGTGAACAGACAGACACGTTTCAGAATGTTGATCTGTGGTGTAGGAAGATTATTCGCAGGTACACCTTCCCATTGCTTGCCGATGAAAAAGTTCTCGTTTACCCTAACAGTGTCTTCCAGATTGATCTGCTGATTGAAATCCCTGCCCTTCCGGTACATCTCCCAAGCAATGCGATAGTCCGGCAGACTATGCCCTTTGAATAGACCAGTAAGCCGTTCGTCTTCGGAGAGATCTTCCTCTTCACGAAGATCATCTTCTTCATCTTCTGACGCTGGCCTTCTTCGCATTGCCCGAGGCATCGGATTGTATGGCCCCATAATAGAGGCAAGCGGGTTAGTTCTAAATTCGTCCATTATTCGTTACCATAAGGATTGTAGTTCGTGATGTTGTCAATGTACTCGTCCATTACCTGTTTCCTTGCATTACGGATATGCAGCTCCACAGCTTCTTCCGGATTCTGGAACACATCAAAATCCTCAGCCAGATCGCTTACTGCTTTGCTTAGACTAGCAAGGCTGCTTGTTACCATCTCTTCCGTCTTTGCCAGTTTCCACCGAAGAATCATCACCGATGCCATTGTTATTGCCATCGTCACTGATATCGCTATCATCCACATCGTCATCAGGCATCCCCCTTAACGTAACCTCTATCCTTCGAGGTGTTTTATCTACAGGCTTCTCAACATAGCCACCATTCTCTGGCTGTGCGAGGAGCATTTTTATGCCAGTGGCATTCTTGGATGTGGTGGCCATCCGGTTCAGAAAAGATTCCCGTCTCCGTTTGGCATACCGTAGCCACCGCCAATACTCCGGTTTCATAACCATCTCGTCATACTCTTCATCCTCTATGTCCAGATAGTTCTTCAGCCCCGCCAGATCAGGGAAGTCTCCCCTCTTCTCAACAGCATCGTGGTACTTCAGCACCATGCTCTTGAGTTCATCCGGTGTATATGTAAATTCATACTCAGTAGCCAATGTATGCCTCCGTGATCTCTCCACCCGTCAGATATGCACATGGGTTGTCCGACTCCTCTTCCTCTTCAAAGAATGGATCTCTTACCCTCTTTACTTGCGGTACATCAGACACCATCTGTCTGCTGATTGCGAAATACCGGATGCCGTCAACCGTATGCGTGACATCGTGAGGGTTCTTCGCACAGTCATTCGGATTGTTCTCGTCATGTTGTATCGCCTGTATGTCTTCAAGCGCTTGCCCTATCGTGTCGAAGAACATCAATGCAGGCAGCTCTTTCGGAGCCCTTGACTTGCCGCCAAGTTTCTTGATCACATACTCATCATGCAGAGGTATCGGCTCTAACAACGACTTCATGACCATGTGGCCTTGGATTCTGTTGTTGTCTGCCTTGACAACTTCAACACCATTCGACATGAAGATCTCCGCAGTAGTGCGGCCCGTCTCTCTCTGCCTGTTCCACATATCCGGTGGAGCATAAGTACACATGAACTTCTCATGCTTCAAGGTGTTCTGGACTACAAGCCTTGCTGCATCTTGTGGCACCAAGTTATCCTGTTCAAACGATCTGAAACACCATGCTCTACCATCTGTGTCCACCGCCCACCAGAAACAGGCAAACATATCAAGACCATAGTCAAATGACCTGTACAGGTTCCAATGTGACGGGATTTTGAACGACTTCTTAACATGCTTTGCAGGATCAAAGTTGTCGAAGTACTGACCGGACATGACATTCCAGTCGCCATACCGCAACGCATCCGAGTTCGACATCTTGGATACATCTTCCAAGTATGTGGCATCTTCCTTGAGCATTGCCAGGTTGTCCTCTGCCTTGGCAAACACAAAAGCATAATCATCTGGATTCTCTGACTTCTCCGGATGCTCATAGTCTGTTCTGAACTTCCTGTCTATGAACAGCCTCTTTACCCAGAAGTGTCCAATGCCACCAGGGTTGCATGTAAGCAGCATCCGCTTCGGAAACCCCATGCCCACATGCCCTCGCATGCAGCCAGCCAAATGCCTGAACATCCTTTCAGTGAACTGGGTGGCCTCATCAATGATGATGATGTCATACTCCTGTCCCTGATATTTGTTCTCTGACTCGTTCCCTTCCCAGTTGCCAAACTGGATGGTCGAACCATTGTCCATTGTCAGCTGATGCGTGGAACCGTTATAGGATCGCTGATCCTGTGGCAGCAGCTTCAAGATAGGCTCTATCTGGTTCTGCCTTATGTCCTCATAGGTCGCTCTGACAAACAGCAAGGATATCCCTGCATACTTGTAGCACATCATGATGGCAAACACCCTTGCCAAGTGGCTCTTGCCACCAGCTTTGGCACCACCATAACAGGTAAACTTGTGTGTCTTGATTGCTGCCCATGCATCAATCTGCTTCGGATTCAGCTCTCCAAGATCAAGCTTTACATCCCCTGTTGATGCCGCCTTCTTCGGCATTTAACCATCTCCTAAAATGCTACATAATGTCCCATCCTATAAGACACTTTTTATTCTAAAAAAGACGGAGTCCCATCCGAAAATAAGTCCCCGTCAATTTTTCTTGTACCCCCGTGGGGTCTTACTTTGAGCGGTACACGAAGGACTCGAACCTTCGACATCACGGTTAACAGCCGTGCGCTCTCGCCATCTGAGCTACTGTACCATATCGGCGATTTTCACGCCGCTGTTTGTCTCAACCTAATGGTGCTCGCGCTCACCACAACAGCCTTGAGGTAGTATATGAAAGGAGGTTGCCAATGACTGGGCAACAATGAAAAAAGTTCCTATTCACAAAATACCACCATGCAGCATCTTTGTCAAGCGGAATAATACAAAATATCTTGTTTCTTAGGACACTGATCAAAATTCTAAGTCTGAAGTGCGTGTGGCATTTAAACAATATGACAACCTATATATAGTACTATCTCTTTTTCCGCTACCCTACCTACCCACCCCTCCCCCACCGAGGCGAAGCAGTCGAAGGCGAAGCGTCGGAGCGCGGTGACCGGGAGGCGAAGCCTCGAGCCCTGACCCT